GATGAATTTTCCAGAAAAGATTACTGGTGGAATATAATTCAGCTTCTTCCGAGCAGCTATAACCAGACCAGAAATGTCATGATGAATTATGAGGTTCTGGCGAATATTTATAAGAGTCGTCGAGGACATAAGCTGGATGAGTGGAGAGATTTCTGCAAATGGATTGAAGAGCTTCCATATTCCGAATTGATTACTGGAGGTACTAATGAAAAAATGGCGTAAATACATTTTATACATCTTAATTGTCACGATATGCGGTTACATACTGGCTTTTATCAGAAACGAGAGTGTATTGATTTGTGACATTTACGTAATGATGGGTATTTTATTATTTGAAAAATGGGAGGATTAAATTTATGCATTTTACAGTTATTCAGATTATAATCATGTTTCTTATTGGTTATGTATGCCTCTATGCACTGATTGACAGGGTCATGAAGTGTATTGAGCATTGTGCCACAGCCAGAGCATACGGACAGTTCAAAGAATCCGGGGCTATGATAGAAATGGATGATGTAGCAGATGGCATCGCAAAGTCAAAAGAGGAGAAAAATAATGGTGAGAAGAGATTTGATTAAAAACAAAGTCGTCGGACTTATATCCATTGTACTTGGAGCGTTGACAGTCCCTATTGAATATGACGCAACGTTCTTTTTATTTATGCTTATGTTAGGGATCTCGTTATTTGTGGCAAGAGAAAACTGGGTTTATTAAGGAGACGGCTATATGAGCAGGGCTGAAAGGAGAAGAGCGCAGAAGTGCGAGCAGAAATCTAAAACCGCTACATACAATCTGACAAAAGCTCAGTTAGATGCCCTGGTTCGAGAAAAGATATCTGGTGAATTGGATAGAGTTAAGCAGGAGGCTACGAACGATGCTATCAATCAGGCGATGATTCTTCTGCTTACTCTGCCGCTTGAAGTGCTGATGGATCACTATTGGACAAAAACATATGCAAAGCGGATTCCGGAGTTTACAGAGCATGTTCTCGAATATTATGAGAAGTGGCAAAACGATGAGTTAGATATGGACAAGCTCAAAGAAGATCTTTGGGTGTACGGCGGCGTACGATTAGAAGAAGTGGAGGGATAAGTAAATGATATTTGTAATTTTAGGAATTATTATCTTGGCAGCTATTCTTGTTTTTGGCGGATATATTGCTCTATCTGTTATAAATGCTGCCATGTGGATGGACGATTCTATGAGATGGGGAGGTAGAGATGATAGCTAAGGACGACAGAAAAAACGCAGAGGGTTACAACGATCCGACAGCTTACAATGCAATTAAGAATGTGGAGCAGGAACAAGACAAAGACGACGTGAGGTTTCATCAATTACTAAACACTCTGTTTTCGCTTTGTGAATTGGCAGATTTCCACATCGAGGGTCGAGTTGTACTTAAAGACAATAGAACAGGAAAGGTTTGGAGGTAGGTGCGATGAAAATCTGTAAGGTAAGACCCGATCGCTCGACATGTTCTGCTTGTGTAGCTACTCAAGAAATGTTCAATGTGGTTGACGATTGCGGTAAATGTAAATTAAATACTGATACTTACGAATTATTGCAGATCGGAACTGGTTTTTGGAGCGGTAACTATGCAATGGTTCAAAAGGACGGCGAAATTACCAAAGTACCATTAAACCGTGTTTATGACGTAAAGGAGAGTTTATGACGACTATGGAAGAATTACAGAAAGCGTGTGAAAATCTGGTGGAAGCGTGGAACAAAGCTTTGGAACCGATGGAGAAACTGGCTAAAGCTTTGAATGAGGCCTTCGCATATATGTATGATTCTGAGGAAGAGACTCGTAAAATTTGCACCGGTCAGAAGCATAAATTTGTAAAGCGTGTGTCTGATTCTAAGATGTCTACGTACAATTACAAGCCTGCCATGAGACGTAATTTGCCGTATCAGAGACGTAATTTCTGATCGATTTTAGCTAATCTAGGTTAAAAATCTTTGTAGTAGCAGGTCAATTTTCTGCCCACTTTTGGGTTTTAGAATTTGACCAAAGCCCACTTATTTTTGACCAGGGCGGTTATTTTTGAAAAATTTTGGGTAAAAATCGGTCATTTTGGTCAGATTTGTGGTCAAATGCCCGGTTTCTGCCCACTTTTAAAACCCCACTTTGGCCAGAAGAAACCCAGTATTTATGCGGGCTTGCGGGCTTTTTGCCCACTTTCCCACTTTTAATACAAAACTATTATGATAAAAAGTTTAAATATATATAATAGTTTGCGAATAAAAGTGGGTTTTTGGCCAGAAGCGAGAAAGAGGTGATATTCACGAATGAGAAACGCAAAGTGACATGGAAAGATATTTTCGAGAATTTTAAATCAGTGTATCCGCGGTTGTCAAAAGAAGCTCAAGATTATCGTCCGTACAATTACATGAGCATCGTCATATATTTAGAAGATGGCAGCCGAGTGGTATATGATGATCTTATGAAGCGAGCACGAATGCTTGCTGTTTGAAGAGGATTATCTTTCATTTTCAAGTCAACCATGATATACTCAAAGTGTCATATTTTTATTGCGTCCAAAAATCCTTATAAAGAAGAGAGGGATATGATGAAAACGTTTGACATTGTTGGTTGTGAAAAGATCACTGATATTTCTCAAAAGCAAGAGTATAAAAAACTTATGCTTACGGATGAACAGAAAATACAAATTAGTGGGTTGTTGCAGCAATTCCCCACACTCTTAGCAACGGAGAAACTAAGTGATGCATATATCGTTCATTTTCCAAATGGGGTGGATGGCCATTTGATGAATTATGCTAAGGGTGGAGTCGGAACACCGATTCAAGATAACACAGGAAATATCATCGCTCATGCTTCTTTAGAAAAAAACAATGCCGGACTGATTGCGATAGCACAAGGATTTGCTGTAATGTCGATTATCACCAGTCAATATTTTTTGACTGAGATTAGTCATCAGTTAAAAGAATTAAGCAAAAGTATTGATAAAATTCTTGAATTCCTTTACGGAGATAAGAAGGCTGAGTTAATCGCAGAAGTTAGTTTTACAAAATATGCATATGAAAACTACGCTTCTATAATGGCATGTAATGAGCAAAGGACCGCAACCATTAGCAGTCTTCAAGCTGCTAGGAAAGTTGCAATGAAGGACATCGAATTTTATATGTCTGATTTAAACGATACAGTCAGTGAAACAAGCGATTTGCAGGAATGCGTTGATAAGGCTTTTAGAATTAAAAGTTGCTTAGAACTTTCCATGCAGTTACATGTTATGAGTAATTTACTAGAGATTTATTATTCGCAGAATTTTGAGAATACACACATTCAATGGATTGAAAACAATGTTGTTGAATATTTGATTAAATGCGAAAAACGAATGCTTAGTGGATTTAGTAAATTGAGCGCAAGTATTCATGATTTTAAAAACGGACCATTGAAGAAAATAGATAAAATCGCGTTGGGAGACGTGGTTAATGACGTTATAGATTCTTTCGGAAGTGGTAGAGAATCAGATATGCATAAACAATTTCTTTCAGCATTACATTCAATGGACAAAGATATGAAGTGCTATATTGATAAAGATGCGAATGTGTATTTAAAAACATCTTGATAATAAATAATTCAGTTATTTTGAGCAGAGATACTTTAACCGGTGTCTCTGTCTTTTTTAATGCTCTTTTTTGCGCGCGAAAAAAACATGCCCTTTTATGAAGAGAGAGGATAAATAGGCATTTTTATTAAATGTCACATTCTCTTTTAGTTTTTAGAAAATTGAAGGGAGGCTCTACTTATGTTAGAAAACAAGTTCCAGGCAAATTTGATTAAGGAACTGAAAGAAAGATTTCCTGGTTGTATCGTGATGAAAAATGACCCGACCTACATTCAGGGAATTCCAGATTTACTGGTTCTACACAAAGACAAATGGGCTTCCTTAGAATGTAAAAAAAGCGCTGGCGCAAAGAAGCAGCCGAATCAAAAATATTATGTGGACCGTATGAATCAGATGTCGTTTTCAAGATTTATATGTCCAGAGAATAAAGAGGAGGTACTGGATGAACTTCAACAATCATTCGAACCTTGAAGGACAGCACGCCTTTCTTGGTGCCAGTAAATATCACTGGATAAGTTATGGTGAGGATAAAGTGGCGGAAGCATATCGAAATTTCCTTGCCACACAAAAGGGAACTGTATTACATGCATTTGCAGCACAGTGCATCATGCTCAATCAGAAATTGCCAAAGTCAAAGCAGACACTGAATATGTATGTGAACGATGCCATCGGATTTAAGATGACACCGGAACAGATCCTTTACTATTCCGATAATTGTTTTGGCACAGCCGATGCGATTTTGTTTCGGAATAATTTTTTAAGAATTCACGATTTGAAGACCGGAAAGATTCCGGCACACATGGAGCAGCTTGAAATATATGCGGCTCTTTTTTGTTTGGAATATAAAGTGAAGCCTGGGGATATTGAAATGGAATTGAGAATCTATCAGAACAATGAAATTCTGTATCACAACCCTACGGCTGAAGAAATTGTTCCAATCATGGACAGAATTATTACTTTTGATAAGGTGATCAAGAAAATCAGAGAACAGGAGGGGTAAGCTATGAATTCCATTGTGGAAGATATTTTAATGCATTATGGTATGCCACGGCGTTCTGGGCGTTACCCTTATGGTTCTGGAGAAAATCCATATCAGCATAGTGGAGATTTTCTTAGCCGTGTCCAGGAATTGAAAAAATCTGGAATGAGCGAAACCGACATCGCTAAGAATATGGGTTTGACCACTACACAGCTTCGTACTCAGATGAGCCTTGCTAAAGATGAGCGTCGTGCGCTCCAGGTGGCAACCGTAAAAGGTCTTCGGGAGAAGGGTTATAGTTTAAATGAAATTGCCGATAAGATGGGGTTTGCTAATGACTCATCTGTCCGCTCTTTACTGAACGAGATTTCTGAAAACAGAATGAACCAGGCTAAAGCCACTGCTGATGTTCTGAGAAAGCTCATTGAAGAAAAAGGAATGATCGATGTCGGAACCGGCGTTGAAAGAGAACTTGGCGTGTCAAAAGAAAAACTTAACCAAGCTCTTTACATGTTGGAACTGGAAGGTTACCCGATTTATGGAGGTGGCGTTCCGCAGGTTACCAATCCTGGAAAGCAGACAAATATCAAGGTCATTTGTCCACCTGGTACCGAGCATAAAGACATTTATGATTTTGAGAATGTCCATTCTGTAAGAGATTACATCTCCTATGACAATGGTGAATCCTTCAGAAAATCTTTCGAATATCCGGCCAGCATGGATTCAAAGCGTTTGCAGATCCGTTATGCCGATCAGGGCGGTGTCGATAAGGATGGTGTAATTGAACTTCGTAGAGGTGTGAATGACCTGTCTTTAGGTGACTCCCACTATGCGCAGGTTCGTATTATGGTAGACGGAACCCACTATCTTAAGGGTATGGCTGTTTACTCTGATAATATGCCGGATGGTGTTGATGTAATTTTCAACACTAATAAAAAATCTGGAACCCCGACCAAAGATGTTCTTAAGAAGATTAAGGATGATCCGGATAATCCGTTTGGTTCCCTAATCAAGGAGCATGGCGGTCAGAGTTACTATGATGATCCAAAAGGTAAGTATACAGATCCTGTAACGGGAAAGAAACAGTCCCTTTCTCTGATCAATAAGAGAGCGGAAGAAGGTGATTGGGGCGAATGGAGTAAGACTCTTCCGTCACAGTTCCTTTCCAAGCAGAGTTTGACACTTATTAAAAAACAGTTAGGTTTAGCAAAAGCCGATAAGCAGGCTGAATATGACGAAATCTGTTCACTGACAAATCCTACAGTGAAGAAAGCTCTGCTGAAATCATTTGCTGATGATTGTGATGCGGCCGCCGTACATTTACAGGCAGCGGCGTTACCTCGGCAGAAGTACCAGGTAATTCTCCCATTAACGACAATCAAAGATAATGAGGTGTATGCTCCGAACTACAAAGATGGAGAAACTGTTGCTTTGATTCGATACCCGCATGGTGGAACTTTTGAGATTCCTATTCTGAAAGTCAACAATAAACTGGATGAAGGAAAGAGCGTTCTCGGAAATACACCGGCGGATGCAATCGGTATCAATAAGAAGAATGCAGACCGTTTATCTGGAGCGGATTTCGATGGTGATACCGTAATGGTAATTCCTTGTAACTCCACGAAGAGTAAGGTAAAGATTACTTCCACTTCTCCATTGAAAGGTTTGGAAGGTTTCGATACCAAAGATGCTTATGGCGGAACTGTTAAAAAAGATGCCGATGGTGTGGATCATTACTATCGTAATGGCAAAGAGTACAAGATTATGAGGAATACCCAGACAGAAATGGGTAAAGTATCGAATCTGATTACTGATATGACTTTAAAGGGAGCCACACAGGATGAATTAGCGAGAGCAGTTCGCCACAGTATGGTTGTAATCGATGCCGAGAAACACAAACTGGATTATAAGCAGAGTGAAATCGATAACGGTATTGCTTCTCTTAAGAAGAAGTATCAGGGAAATGTGGATTCAGAAGGTCGTTACCATGAAGGCGCATCTACCCTCATTTCAAGAGCAAAATCCGAGACACAGGTTCTTAAGAGAAAAGGTTCTCCAACTATCAATGAGGATGGCTCTCTGTCATACAAGTCTGTTAAGGAAGAGTATGTCGATAAGAATGGGAAAATCCAGGTGAGAACTCAGAAGAGTACGAAAATGGCTGAAACAAAAGATGCTCGTACTCTTTCTTCAGGTACCCCCCAGGAAGAAGCTTATGCCGACTATGCAAATTCTATGAAGTCTTTAGCTAACCAGGCTCGTAGAGAGATGATGAGTACCGGTAAAATCGCTTACTCTGCTTCTGCTAAGGCGACTTATTCTGAAGAAGTAAAGTCTTTAAATGCTAAGCTGGACTTAGCTTTGGCGAATGCTCCTAGAGAGCGACAGGCTCAGACAATGGCGAATGCTACAGTTGCGGCTAAAAGAAAAGACAATCCGGATATGACGAAAGCAGAAGTTAAGAAGGCTAGTCAACAGGCTCTGGCACAGGCAAGAAGTTCAGTTGGAGCCAAGCGATCTAACATTGAAATTACTGATAAAGAATGGGAAGCCATCCAGGCCGGAGCAATTTCTGAGAATAAGCTTACACAAATTCTGAACAACACGAATACTGATACTATTCGTCAGAGAGCAACTCCTCGTGCAAGCACAGCTCTGAGCACAGCTAAACAGAATCGTATCGCTGCACTTAGCGCGTCCGGCTATAGCACTTCAGAGATTGCGGAAGCTCTTGGGGTTTCTTCTTCGACAGTTTCTAAGTATTTGAATGGAAAGGAGTGAGCTAAGTAAGATGAGGTTTGCACTTACAACTTTTGATAATCCTTATGATCCATTTGAACAGTTCACTCAGTGGTTCATGTTTGATGAGGAAAAGGGTTATCACACGACTGCTTATCTTGGTCGAATCGCTCGAACATCGGATCAGTTATCAGATGAAGAGAACAACAAGGAAGTAGAACGAGCTATTGATGAGATAATTCGTTATGATTTCCAGAACATCTATCGAAAGGTTACAAGTAAATCAGAACCAAATGAACATAAAGAAAAAGCTTCCTAAAAGTGATTTCATCGGCATATCAAAAGCCGAAACCGCCAGTATATAACTAAAAGGGGTATAGGGGGGTGTCTAAAAAACATACCCCCACCCATATCGCGGCGGTCTTTAAAATTTCCCCGGAGGGCATTTTTAGGGAGCCTTTTCAGCTGTTCCAGTGTTTACAAGGGTCTATAACTCATGATATTTGACAACGGTTTCTGTGGGATCGGCTCAAAGTTAGTTCTCCTTTCGTTGAGTAGCATTGTCATGATTTGTAGGTCCTTTTAAATACTGGAAAAGTATGTGAGAACTATCACAGAAGTAATGAACAACTAAATGGAAGGAGGCATCAACTTTGAGGAAAGCAAAGCAATCCGAGTCTTCTAGGATGATGCGTCCAGCATTAACGCCAGAAGCGAGAGAAAATCAGCTTGTTTCATTGGCGGTTGACTTGGCTGAAAAGCAGTTACGAGAGGGAACAGCTTCGTCGCAGGTGATTACTCACTATTTAAAGCTCGGTTCGACGAAAGAAAGAATCGAAAAAGAGATTTTGGAAAAACAGAAGGAACTGATAGAGGCGAAGACACAGAATCTGAAATCTATTGAAAATTCTGAGAAGCTGTATGCGGATGCATTAAAAGCATTTCGTGGTTATAGCGGTCATGGAGATGAGGCGGATGATGCTTAGATGCTATTCAGAACTCTTGCGGATTCCAACCTTTAAGGAACGATACGAGTATCTTCGTTTGGATGGAGTAGTTGGCGAAGAGACTTTCGGATTTGATAGATACCTTAATCAGATATTTTACAATTCTCAAGAATGGAAGGACATTCGGAGAAAAATTATTATTCGTGATAATGGATGTGATCTAGGATTGGATGGTTACGAGATTCGTGGAAAGATTCTTATTCATCATATGAATCCAATAAGGCAGCAGGACATACTGTTGCGGACTGATTTGGTTCTGAATCCAGAGTATCTAATTGCAACAACTTTATCGACCCACAATGCTATACATTATGGAGATGAAAAACTACTTTTAACAGTTCCAAATGAACGACGAAAAAATGATACATGCCCATGGAGGCATTAGGAGGAAAATTATGGAAGGAAACAAGAAGCCATTTATGGGTGTTGTGGTAAATTGTATGAATTTAAACATTCGCAAAGACCCGACGCAGGCATCCAGATCATTAGGAATCATCGGCTCGGATACAGTTGTGAAGGTATGCGACGATGAGTCTGTTTCTGGTTTTTATAAAGTAAAGACTGGGGACGGTATCAGCGGGTATTGTATGAGTGAGTTTATAAAACTCTGTTAGATGGAGGTGCGATCATGAATATTACAGATAGTGTACTGACATCAATCAAGAAATTACTCGGTATCGCAGAGGAGTATGAACATTTCGATGCAGATTTGATCATGCACATCAATTCTGTGTTCTCAATTCTTACACAGCTTGGTGTCGGTCCATCCAAAGGTTTCATGATCGAAGATAAGAGTGCAACGTGGAAAGATTTCATTTCTGATAGATCCAAATACATGCTTGTCAAATCTTATATGCATTTGAAGGTCAAACTTCTTTTCGATCCGCCGCTTAGTTCGGCCGTGCTGGAGTGTTATAAAACACAAATCAGTGAGTACGAATGGCGTCTAAATGTTGCTGCGGAAAACGATGACACCGATCCAGATGAGCCTGAGCATTATTCCGGATCATATGAAGTTACACCAAAGGCGCATAAGACTCAAACTTTGGATACATCTGGAAAGGTGCTTAGTGAAGACCTTGTGGTTCATGAAGTTCCGTATTATCAGACATCCAATGCCAGCGGAGGTGTTACCAGTTACATCGCAAAGGAGGGAGATTCAAAATGAATAACACCTATTTAGCACACCATGGAATTCTTGGAATGAAATGGGGAGTTCGAAGATCAGAAGCACAGCTTGCAAGAGCCAGGGGACATTCCTCCAAATCTTCAGATGATAAGAATGAGGTATCAGCACGTAAAGTTGCTGTTAAGAATCGGCGAACAATGTCGGATGCAGATCTGAAGAAAAAGATCGAGAGACTTAAATTAGAACGCGAGTTTAAAAATCTTACAGAAGACGACATCGCACCTGGCAGAAAGTATGTATCAGAAATTCTTTCTGCATCCGGAAAGAAAGCGTTGACTATGGCTGCGGCTGGAGCAATGACCTATGCTGTCAAGACTGCAATGACAAAAGAATTCAATCTTAAAGAGGCCGCACAGTACATCGCTGCAAACCCGAATAAGAAGAAGTAGGAGAAGAAAATAATGGCGTTATCGAACACTGCCGTCCCGAAATACTACGGCATGTTTCGTGATGCCGTAATTCGTGGCGAAATTCCGGTATGCCGAGAAATCGAGATGGAGATGAACCGAATCGATGATCTCATTGCGAATCCTGGAATTTATTACGATGATCAAGCAGTAGAGGGTTTTATCAGCTATTGCGAGAATGAGCTTACTTTAACTGACGGTTCAGATTTGAAACTGCTTGATACATTCAAAGTTTGGGCTGAACAGATTTTCGGTTGGTACTATTTTGTCGAGCGAAGTGTATACGAACCTTATGAGGATGGCCATGGCGGACATTACGTTACCAAGTCTATCCGAAAAAGATTGGTTAATAAGCAATATGTCATAACAGCCAGAGGTTCTGCAAAGTCGATGTATGGCTCATGCTTGCAGAATTTCTTCTTGAATGTTGACGTCACAACGACACATCAGATAACTACAGCTCCGACAATGAAGCAGGCGGAAGAGGTGTTGTCACCTATTCGAACCGCTATTACCAGATCAAGGGGACCTTTCTATAAGTTCCTCACTGAAGGATCATTGCAAAATACGACCGGATCAAAGGCAAATCGAATGAAATTGGCATCCACTAAGAAAGGGATTGAAAACTTTCTCACTGGATCGCTTCTTGAAATTCGTCCAATGAGAATCGATAAACTTCAGGGGCTTCAGCTGAAAGTGGCTACAGTTGACGAGTGGCTTTCTGGCGACATTCGAGAAGATGTAATCGGAGCAATCGAACAGGGCGCATCGAAAGTCAACGACTACCTTATCGTTGCAATCAGTTCGGAGGGTACTGTCCGTAACGGTGCCGGTGATACAATCAAAATGGAATTGATGGACATTCTGAAAGGGGATTATGTCAATCCGCACGTATCAATCTGGTGGTATAAGCTGGATTCTATTGACGAGGTTGCTGATCCAGATAAATGGTTGAAAGCCAATCCGAACCTTGGAAAGACTGTTTCTTATGAAACCTATCAGCTGGACGTTGAGAGAGCAGAAAAGGCTCCGGCAGCTCGAAACGATATTTTGGCTAAGCGCTTCGGACTTCCTATGGAGGGATACACATATTACTTTACATATGAAGAAACTCTTCCACATCGCCATCGAGATTATTGGCAAATGCCATGTTCTTTGGGAGCCGATCTATCACAAGGGGACGATTTCTGTGCATTCACATTTTTATTCCCATTGTCGAACGGATCATTCGGCGTCAAAACCAGAAACTACATTTCCTCATCGACTCTTATGAAACTCCCGGCAGCAATGAGAATTAAATACGATCAGTTTATGAAAGAGGGAAGCCTTATTGTGTTGGAAGGGACGGTTCTTGACATGATGGAAGTGTATGAGGATTTGGATAACCACATTATTGAATGCGGTTATGATGTACGATGCTTTGGTTACGACCCATACTATGCAAAGGAATTTGTTGAACGTTGGACAAGTGAAAATGGACCATTCGGAATAGAAAAAGTTATCCAGGGTGCAAAGACAGAATCCGTCCCACTTGGCGAATTGAAGAAACTTTCAGAAGAGCGAATGCTTCTGTTTGATGAGAATTTGATGACATTTGCTATGGGAAACTGTATTACTCTGGAAGATACTAACGGGAACCGTAAATTGCTGAAAAAGCGGCATGAGCAAAAAATTGATGCCGTTGCAGCAATGATGGATGCGTATATCGCTTACAAGGCAAATAGGGAAGCATTTGAGTAGGGGGGATAAAGATGCCAGTAGCAAAGTTAATTGATTACTCTTCTGTATTACGACCCTATACCGTCAGAAAAGTAGCTCATATCGAATCAAGTGATAATTTGATGCATTATGGAATAAAGGGTATGAAATGGGGAGTTCGGAGAACGAAAGAACAATTAGCTCATGACAGAAGCTCCATTCAGGCAAGGATGAATAGCCAGTTGCGAACACCTGTAAAAGCTTCAAATGGAATACTGGTTACACGTTTTTCAGATCATGCCCTTGACAGAACACAAACCGAATCAAGGCCGGTAACCGTTGAAGGAATTTTGGACGCATTGAAAAATCCGTTGAATCATGGTAGCATTAAAACAAAAACAGATAACCTTGGACGACCAAGTCAGCAGTTTATAGGGAAATATGCGACAGTAGCAGTGAATCCTGAAAATGGAACCATAACAACTACTTGGTGTACAGGAAGTAGAACGAAGCGTAAATATTTAAAGAAAGGGTGAGCGTATGTTCAGTGAAGAAGAAATAAACCTTATGCAGCAACTTGGATTGGACTGCGATTTTAACGGTTTATCTGAGACCGATGAATATTGGGCAGACATAGAAGAAAAGGTTGGGAATTTCCTGACACTGAAGTGTTTAGACGAGCATTATAATCCCGATAGTAACGGAATCATATGCGAATCTATACTGAACAAAATACCGGTGTAGAATTACTGTAGACCTCTTAAGAAAAGGGGTCTTTTTTTTTGCCTATTTTTAGGAGGTGAGAATTCAAAATGGATTTATCATTAAGTTCCAGGTTTAAAAATGCCTGGAATGCTTTTCGCAATAGAGCCCCTACCATGATGTCCCAGAATATCGGTTCGGGTTATTCATATCGTCCTGATCGTTTTCGCCTTACCAGAGGAAACGAAAGATCGATAGTCACGTCCGTATACAATAGAATCGCTTTAGACGTAGCCGCCATCAACATTCAGCACGTTCAGTTGGATGATGAAGGGCGGTTTTTAAATGTTATAAAAAGCGGTTTAAACGAATGTTTGTCGTTGGAAGCCAATCTTGATCAGACTGGTAGGGCATTTATCCAAGATGTTGTTATGTCCATGATGGATGAAGGCTGTGTAGCAATCGTTCCTGTGGATACCGATGATGATCCAGACGACACAAAAGGATATCAGATTCTTTCGATGCGAGTTGGTCGAATTCGTGACTGGTATCCTCGTCACGTCCGTGTTGAGGTATACAACGAAAATACTGGGCGAAAACAAGAAATTGTTGTTCCGAAAGATACGGTTGCTATCGTGGAAAATCCACTGTATGCGGTAATTAACGAGCCGAATTCGACGATGCAGAGGCTTATTCGAAAATTGAATTTACTAGATGCTGTCGATGAACAGAGCAGCTCCGGCAAGTTGGATTTGATCATTCAGCTACCTTATGTAATTAAATCAGAGGCAAGACGTAAGCAGGCTGAGCAGCGGCGTAAAGATATCGAGCAGCAGTTGTCCGGTTCTAAGTATGGCATTGCTTATACCGATGGAACAGAGAGAATCACGCAGTTGAATCGTTCTTTGGAAAACAATCTAATGAAGCAGATTGAATACTTAACGAGTATGCTTTACAGCCAGTTAGGAATCACTCAGAGCATCTTGGATGGTACCGCAGACGAGAAGACTATGCTGAATTATTACAACCGAACGATTGAGCCTATCGTTTCAGCGATTGTTGATGAGATGAAGCGAAAATTTTTAACAAAGACGGCACGCTCACAGAACAAGTCAATTATGTTCTTTAGAGATCCATTCAAGCTTGTGCCAGTAGCTGATCTTGCTGAAATTTCTGATAAATTTACCAGAAATGAAATTGCGACATCAAATGAAATCAGACAGGTAATTGGATGGAAGCCATCTAATGATCCTAAGGCCGATGAATTAAGAAATAGCAATTTAAGCGATCCTAGAGAAACGACAGTAATTCCAGCAAAACAAACAGTAGATACAGGAGGTAAAAATCAAAATGAAGTATGACTTTGGTGGCTGGGCCACTAGAAACGATCTTCAGTGTGCCGATGGACGAGTCATTAAAAAAGACGCATTCAAAGCACAGAACGGGCAGACAGTCCCGTTAGTATGGATGCATAATCATGCCGATCCGGCGAATGTGCTTGGATTAGCTCATCTCGAAAATAGAGATGAAGGAGTTTATGCGTTCTGTGAATTTAATGATACAGAATCAGGAAAGACTGCACGGGAACTTGTAAAACATGGCGACGTACAGTCTCTTTCTATCTTTGCCAATCAGCTTAAACAGGCTGGACACGATGTTGTTCATGGCATCATCAGAGAAGTAAGTCTGGTATTAGCCGGTGCAAATCCAGGAGCATTTATCGATGATGTGATGATGCATGGCGATGGCGAAACCGGTATTGTCATTGGCTATAATGAAATGATCATGGGTCAGTTGGAGCATTCCGCAGATAAGCCGGATAAAAAGAAGGAAAAAGAAAAAATCGAGCCTAATGACAAATCAGATAATGGAGAGAAAAAAGACGATAAGGTTGTGACTATCGAAGACATTTTTAAATCCATGAACGAGAAACAGCAGACAGCCGTTTTCGCCATGATGGCTGAATTCGTAGACAAAGAAAATCCTAAAAAAGAGGATGATGAATCTAAAGGAGGGGATGACAATATGAAACACAACGTTTTTGACACTGACAAGCGCGATGATAAGAGCTTTCTGTCTCACGCAGACCAGGAGGAAATTCTTAAGCTGGCAAAGACAAGCCAGGTAGGAACATTCCAGACAGCGCTGGAGATCTATGCTAATGAGAATGCACTTCAGCATGACGCCCTTGCTAGCGGCTTTGTACAGGATGGTACCGGCAATGTAACACTTCTGTTCCCGGAATACAAGGATGTACGTCCTGGTGCGCCGGAACTGATTACCAATGATCAGGGTTGGATTACAACCGTAATGAACAAAGTTCATAAGAGTCCGATTTCCAGAATCAGAACCAGCCAGGTAGACATCCGCAACATCGATGCTCTTAAGGCTAAAGGCTATACTAAGGGAAAACAGAAGAAGCAGACTGGCAACTTCAAGTTGGTTCGCAGAACTACCGATCCTCAGACTGTGTACGTAAAGAGTGCGCTGCATAGAGATGATATCATCGACATCACTGATTTCGACTATGTGGCATATCTGTACAACATCGATCGTCTGATGCTTAACGAAGAGCTGGCAACTGCAATTATGTTGGGTGATGGTAGAGACGATGGCGATGAAGGCAAGATTTCCCCGGATCACATCAGACCGATTTGGCTGGATGATGATCTGTACACTATTCATGTGGATCTCGATATCGCAGCAGCTAAGAAAGAGCTTCAGGGAACCAATACTGCGGCTAACTTCGGTGAGAACTACATCATCGCAGAGGCTATGATCAATACGGTTCTGTATGCAAGAGAGAACTATAAGGGTACCGGTACTCCGGATCTGTTCATTACTCCGCACATGCTCAACCAGATGCTCCTTGCAAGAGACATCAACGGAAGACGTATTTACTCTTCCAAGGCAGAACTTGCTGCTGCACTGAATGTCGGTAGCATCAATACTGCGGAGCAGTTCGAGGGGAAGACCAGAACCACTTCCGACAACAAAAAGAAGAAGTTGGTTTCCATCATCTCAAATCTGGCTGATTACTCCCTCGGAGCAACCAAGGGTGGAGAGGTTACTCACTTCACACAGTTTGATATCGACTTCAATCAGGAAAAGTCCCTGCTTGAGACCAGATGCTCCGGCGCTCTTACTCGCGTATATTCTGCAATCGCGATCGAAGAGGATGTAACAACCGCATCTTCCGTTTCCGAGGATCATGCAGCCTAAGTCTTAAAGGAGAAAATTCAAAATGAGTAAATTCTACGGATCAATCGGCTATGCCGTAATAGAGGAGATTCGACCTGGTGTCTGGGGAGAGAAGATTACTGTTCGTAATTACTACGGAGATGTTATTCGGAATACTCGACAGTATCAGAGTTCGGACAACCTTAACGACAACCTCAATGTGTCGAATGAGTTTAGCATCGTAGCCGATCCGTTTGCTTATGCGAATTTTCATTCGATGAGATTTATTGAGTATATGGGGGCTAAATGGAAAATTTCAAATGTTGAAGTTCAGTATCCCCGTTTGATATTGACCGTTGGAGGTGTTTATAATGAGCAGACGACTGAAACTGCATAATCTTTTATGTGACATTCTCTCGTGTCCGAACCAAGGATCGGAGTGTCGTTCTTATTTTCAACCACCATCATCGGTAAAAATGAAATACCCCGCCATTGTTTACGCTTTTGACGATATCGAGAATACGTTTGCAAATAACGGGGTTTATTTGTCTGCGAGAAAGTATTCGGTAACAGTTATCGACAGCGATCCGGATAGTTCTATCGTTGGCAAGGTAGCATCTATGCCAACAAGTCGATTTAATCGGCATTATACGAAAGACAACTTAAATCATGATGTCTTTGAAATATTCTTTTAAGGAGGACAAATTCTATGAAAAAGAAACTTGTTTGGGACAAGACTGGTGAACGCCTGTATGAAACCGGTGTCAGCCAGGGTGTCCTTTACCCGATTCAGACCGGCGGAGTATATAACTCTGGTACCGCATGGAACGGTCTTAGTACCGTAACAGAGAGTCCGTCCGGAGCAGAACCTACTGCAATTTATGCAGACAACAGCAAGTATCTGAACCTTATGTCCGCAGAGGAATTTGGCGGCACAATCGAAGCTTATATGGCACCGGATGAGTTCGCAGAGTGCGATGGTTCCAAAGAAATCGCACCTGGAGTGTTTGCGGGACAGCAGAACCGTAAGATGTTCGGCTTATCTTACAAGACACTTCTCGGTAACGATGTCGATTCCAACGATTACGGCTATAAGCTTCATCTCGTTTATGGTTGCTTAGCTTCTCCTTCCGAAAAAGGTTATTCCACTGTGAATGACAGTCCGGAAGCTATTACCTTATCCTGGGAGTTCAGCACCACACCGGTCGAGATCGCAACCTTAATCGATGGAAAGAAGCTGAAGCCTACTTCCATTCTTACTTTCGATTCCACCAAAGTCGATGCTAAGAAACTGGCTGCGCTTGAAGAGATCCTGTATGGTAAAGATCCTTCTTCTGCCGAAGCAGATGACGGCGTTGAATCGAGACTTCCACTTCCAGATGAAGTCATTAAGATTATGACCGCAGAAGGCTAATTCGTCACAGCAAATTAGTAAATATTTTACAGAGCAGTATTCAGTTCGGCTGGCTGCTCTTTTTTTTTCGTTTGAAAGGAGAAAACAACATGTTAAAGCTTACAAGAACTTATACAGATTATAATGGCGTACAGCGTACGGAGGATTTCTACTTCAATCTTTCTAAAGCTGAAGTAACAGAAATGGAAATGGGTACGGCAGGTGGTCTTGCCGAGATGATTCAGAAGGTGGTTGATGCCAAGGATGCTCAGGCAATTATCAAGGTCTTTAAAGATATCTTACTGAAGGCTTACGGTGAAAAGAGCCCAGACGGAAAATATTTCAACAAGTCCCCTGAAATATCACAGGCATTCGCAAGCACAGAGGCGTACAGTGATCTTTTTATGGAGCTTGCAACAGATGCCGACTATGCGGCCAAGTTTGTAAATGGCATCATTCCTGCCGATTTATCAAAGGCTGCGGCAACAACAGTTACTGGTCCGGTTTTAATGCCTGCGACTAATTAAACGTACGAGGTGATGAAGATTGCTTAGAATTAAGATTCCGGCTGCTGAGCTGTGGGATGAAAAGACGGGAACATTCATTCATACGAAAGAACAGACTTTGCAGTTAGAGCATTCTCTCGTCTCAATTTCAAAATGGGAAAGCAGATGGAACAAAGAATTTCTCTCTAAAAAAGAGAAATCGATGGTAGAAACCATTGACTATATAAAATGCATGACACTCACACAGAATGTTGACCCGACGATATATGATTATCTGACAGTTGCAAATTTGGACGAAATCAATCGATATATAGAAGCTCCGATGACTGCTTCTTCTGTTCCGGATGATAATACATCTCCAAGCAGCAGGGAACGTGTTACATCAGAGCTTATTTATTATTGGATGATTGCTCTGAACATTCCGTTTGAGTGTCAAAAATGGCATTTAAACCGTCTTCTGATGCTGATTCGCATTTGCAATTTTAAGAATCAGAAACCAAAGAAGATGAGTAAACGCGAACTATATGGCAGACATGCGGCTATCAATGCTGCAAACAGAAAGCGATTCCACTCGAAAGGATGATGGAAGGTGGATAAAGAAAAATTTATTGAAGCGATAGCAGCCTTTATTGTTAAGTATGCGCCGCTATACAACATAAAAGTATGTTCACCGATTATTGCACAGGCGATTCTAGAAAGCTCATATGGAACTTCCGAGCTTGCAGTAAAAGCGCATAACTACTTCGGTTTGCAGTACCGAAAGAATCGCTGCAAAACTTGTATCGGTGTATATAACAAAGTCGGAAGTGAGCAGAACGCTGCCGGTTTTTACGAAAGCTTTCAAATGCAATGGTGCAAATTTGAAGATATGGAGAATGGCGTAATCGGATATTTCGATTTCATTAACACCGACAATTACTCCAATCTTAAGGGTGTGGACTCGCCGACTAAATATCTGGAGCTTATAAAAAGTGACAGATATGCAACTTCCCTTAACTACGTACACAATTTGGAGCGAGTTATAGAGGAATGGCAATTGACAAAATATGACAAAAAGAGGGAAACATCTATGAGCAATAGTCCATTAGTGGTCTACACGAATTTAAGCCCAAACCATTCCGGAGCAAGAACTCATACCATAGACCGCATTACACCACATTGCGTGGTCGGACAACTGTCAGCAGAGAGTATTTGTGGATGTTTCACAAGTCCGACAAGAGGAGCAAGCTGCAATTATGGAATCGGAAGCGACGGAAGCGTTTCTATGAGTGTAGAGGAGAAGAACAGGAGCTGGTGTTCTTCAAGCAATGCTAATGACCAGCGTGCGGTTACGATCGAATGTGCATCAGATAAAACGCCCCCATATGCAATGAATGATGCGGTATACGATTCCCTTATTAAGTTATGTGTTGATATTTGTCAGCGCAATGGTAAGAGTAAATTGCTTTGGTTCGGTGATAAGACTAAGACATTGGCCTATCAGCCGAAAGACGACGAGATGATTATTACGATTCACCGATGGTTTGCAAATAAAAGCTGTCCTGGAGATTGGCTTTACGAACGATTAGGTGACTTGGCAAGTCGAGTTACTGATATTTTAGCTGGTACAGATTCATCAATTGATGATAACGACACTGCAACTGATTTTCCTAACGTGCCGTTTAGCGTAAAAGTCATTATTGACAACCTTAATTATCGTTCGGAGCCGTCTATGTCCGGTGAAATCCTTGGACAGACTGGGAAAGGGGTGTTTACAATCGTCGAAGTATCTGATGGTTGGGGGCGCTTAAAGTCAGGAGCAGGTTGGATTTCACTGGATTACGCAGAGAGAATCAACTAAGGAGAGCTTATGATCACGTTCAGACAAAAGGGCGACTTCTCTAAGTTGACCCGTTTTTTGGAGAGGGCAAAAGAAGTAGTACATGTTGGAGACCTCGACAAATACGGTCGGGAAGGAGTGGCTGCTCTTGCGTCTGCAACACCGGTTGATACAGGTCTGACGGCAAATTCTTGGCGATATAAGATTGAGCAGAAGAAAGGTTCCGTATCAATTAGTTTTTATAACACGAATATTCAAAATGGAGTTCCGATTGCGGTTATTTTGCAGTACGGACACGCGACTCGTAACGGAGGCTGGGTACAAGGGAGAGATTATATCAATCCTGCGATCCAGCCTATTTTTGACAAAATTGCAAATGAAATGTGGAGGGAGGTTACTAAACTATGAGTACGACGGTTGACGAAAGAGTCGTCGAAATCCGGTTCGACAACAAGCAGTTTGAAGCAAATGTTCAGACAAGTTTGTCGACGCTTGACAAGTTAAAGCGAAGCCTCAATCTGGAAGGCGCTGCAAAAGGGCTGGAAAATGTAAATACAGCTGCTCAGAAATGTGACATGACCCCACTTACAAATGCAGTGGAAACAGTCAAAGTTAAATTTTCTACATTAGAAGTGATGGCAGTTACTGCTTTGGCTAACATTACAAATTCCGCGGTAAATGCTGGAAAGAGAATCGTATCAGCACTTACAGTCGATCCTATTAAGACTGGTTTTCAGGAATACGAAACCCAGATCAATGCTGTTCAGACAATTTTGGCTAATACTTCTTCCAAGGGGACGACTCTTGATCAGGTAAATAATGCTTTAGATGAATTAAACCATTACGCAGATATGACTATCTACAATTTTACGGAAATGACCCGTAATATTGGTACATTCACAGCGGCTGGTGTAGACTTGGATACTTCTGTATCCGCAATTAAGGGTATTGCAAACCTTGCGGCTGTATCTGGTTCAACCTCCCAGCAGGCAAGTACCGCGATGTATCAGTTATCTCAGGCATTAGCGGCCGGAACCGTAAAACTACAGGACTGGAACTCTGTCGTAAACGCCGGTATGGGCGGTCAGGTATTTCAGGATGCATTGAAGGAAACTGCGAAAGTTCATGGAATCGCCATTGATGAAATGATCAAGGACGAGGGCTCATTTAGAGAAACTTTGAGCAAGGGATGGCTATCTTCCGAAATTCTGACCGAAACCTTATCGAAGTTTACGGGAGACTTAAATGAAGAGCAGCTCCGAACAATGGGTTACACAGATGAGCAGATTCAGTCAATCATCAAGATGGGTCAGACCGCTAATGATGCGGCTACAAAGGTTAAAACCTTCACTCAGTTGTTTGATACTCTGAAAGAAGCAGCACAGTCCGGATGGACCCAGAGTTGGGAGATTATAGTAGGTGACTTCGAGGAAGCAAAAGAGTTACTTACAGAAATCAGCGATACGTTCAGTGGTTTAATCAATGCGTCTGCTGATGCCAGAAACAATATGCTTCAGGATT